TAGCCAGTTCTTTAATAAATACTAAAGGCTCACCTTCAATGGTAGAGTCTATTGGTAAAAATATAGCCAATATAATTAAAACTGGAAAAACTTTGGAGAAAGTTACTACAAGAGTAACACAAAAAGCTTCAAAGACTAGTAAAGATAAAGACGTAGTTGAATTAAATAAAACTCTTAAGCAAGTAGGAAAAGCTCTTAAGCAGGTAGAGAATCAACTAAAGAAACAAAAGAAAGTTGCAGGGACTAAAGTAGTACAAGGAAGCCAAGTTTCCAGTGTAGTACAACGTATGCCTTCCCTGACCTCATTACAGGTATTTATTAATGATAATTTACAGAACGTAATCTCCGCCAATATGGGTGGAGGTACTGAACGCAATGTTTTAAACTATCGTACAGGAAGATTTGCCGGATCTGTAAAAGTAGAATCCTTATCTCAAAGTAGACAAGGTATGATAACTGCCTTTTATAGCTATATGAAGAATCCTTATCAAACTTTTGAAGCAGGATTTAAACAAGGTAGCCCAATTTCAAGAGATCCTAGGTTGCTTATCTCTAAATCAATTAGAGACATTGTTGCAACCAAGGTAAGTAACAAATTAAGGGCACAGGCACTATGACTCGTAGAACCTCTATTGTAACCGCTATTGCTGAAAAAATGCAAGAGCAATTAAATGGTATTACCTACCCATCTAATGTATATGGTAATGCCTACCCAAAATTAAAGTTTTGGGATGAAGTAAATGATTTTCCTTGTGTTTACATGAGTCCTGGCACTGAAATTCGTGAATACGAACTTTCTGCATTTGCCTGGGGTTTAATGAATGTAAGTATAAAGGTTTATACTCGTGGAGAAGATGCTCAATTACAACTAGAGCAGTTGTTAGAGGATATTGAAAGGCTACTGGAGAGTAACAAGAATCTGGTATACGATCCCACAAGAGATCTGATAACTACTGAAATATTAGTAGTATCTATAACAACAGATGAGGGGTTGTTAAAACCTTATGCTGTTGGAGAAATTAACATACAAGTACGTTATCAAGTTATGTATGTATAAGTAGCCCTGAGGGCTATTAACAAATCGTATCCTATCGCCCACAATCACAGATAAATATCTAGTAATGTGTCCGCAGGATGCACAAAATTAAAGGAATTAGATAATGGCAGCAACATTTAATCTAGTAAGAAATAGTAGAGTATTCTACACTACTAACGTAAACGCTAGCACAGGTATAGTAGCCTCTAGCGGTTTCACTACTGGAAATACACGTGAACTACAAGTTCTAGATGGATTTACATTTGGTCAAACTTCAAACGCAGACACAATCACAATTTCTGAAGCAGGTTCTTCTCCAGTTCGTGGTCAGCGTTCTTTCAACACAAGTCTAGGACAGGCAGATTTTTCATTCTCTACCTATATTAGACCACAAAAAGCAACAACAGTTAAGTGTGAAGAGTCCGTACTATGGAACTCTCTACTAGGCTCTGTAGCTATCGGTGCATCTAACGAGATTGCAGTTGATTATACAGCGGCTTTAACAACGCCTACAGCAGTAGCTTACTCTGCTGGTGTACTAACAGTTACAGGCGCCACAGGTGACTTAGTAGCTGGTGAAGTAGTTATGATGACTGGTCACACAACAGCTGACCACAACACTGCTATCAAGATCACTGGTGTTACTGCAGGTACTAGCTGGACAGGAGAGTGGGTTTCTAACCCTGCATCCCCAAGCACAACAGCTGCAGACTATGACAACGTAATCTTACGTCGTACAGCCTGGAATGAGCAAGGCACTGGCTACTCAGAAGTTACAACAGCTCTAAGTAATAAAAACCAACTTGTTAAGTTTGGCATGATTATGGTAGTTGACTCAATTACCTACGTTATTGACAACTGCTGCTTAAACCAGGCAGACATTCAGTTCGGTTTAGATGGTATTGCAATGGTAGCTTGGACAGGTATGGGAACAGCCCTACGTCAGATCGGGACTACAGCCAACTTCGCCACTACTAGCCCATTCGCAATTACTGGTGGCCTAACAGGTAACTACACATACAAAGATACAACAGCAGATTTCATTACTAACAAGTTAAGCACTGTTAGCTTGAAGGCTGGTATCGGCGGTTCTGGTACTGTATACAACCTAGCATTAACAGGTGGTCAGCTAACAATTAATAATAACGTTACTTATGTAACTCCAGCTAACCTTGGTGTTGTTAACCAGCCAGTAGGATACTACACAGGTACACGCGCTATCTCCGGTAACGTAACTGCTTACCTACGCACAGGTACTACAAATACTGCAGGTCTACTGAACTCACTACTAAGTGCTTCAGCTACTTCTGCAGGTATTGAACCACAGTATCAACTAATCTTACACGTTGGCGGATCTGCTGCTACTACAAGAGTTGAATTAGAAATGCCAATGGCGTTCGTACAGATTCCAACAATTGATGCTCAAGCAGTTCTTTCCACTACTATCAACTTTACCGCTGAAGGCTTTGTCAATGACAAGAGCGGTATTGATATCGAAAATACTAATGAACTAGAGGTTCGTTACTACCACGCTTAAGTGGATTTTACAGGTGCCGGCCTGATCATCGGCACCTCTTTTTAGTGTTATATTATAATAGGATAAACCCCAATGTCAACAGCAGCACCTGCTCTATCATTAAAATCGTTACTAGTACCCAGCAAATCAGTCGAAGTCGACTACCCGGGACTAAACGGATTCAAAGTAAACGTAGTATTCTTATCAAGAGAAAAACTTGTTGAAATTCGTAAGAAGGCAACAAAAACAGCTTGGAAGAATCGTCAAGCTACGGATGAATTAGACGATAAGTTATTTTTACAACTATATGTAAATGCTTGTATTAAAGGCTGGAAAGGTCTAAAATTAGCTTACCTTGAGCAACTAGCTCCGGTAGACTTATCTGGACAAGACCTAGAGAACGAGCTGCCATACGATCAGGATAATGCCCTATTCTTAATGCAAAGTTCTGCAAATTTTGATGCCTTTATTTCGGAAACTGTTAGCGAGCTAGCAAATTTCACGAAGACCAGTACATCGAGCTAAATAAAGTATTAAAAGCCTACTTTGATAATAGCGCCTTAAAAATGACCAAGGAAGCGTACTTTGAAATGTGCGAAGCACTTGGAAGTGAACCAATAGAGTCTGAGATTCCAATAGATTATTCAGACCTACCAGATGAAATACAATATGCATTTGGAATTTATGGCAAGTTACGAGATGAGTGGGATGGTTTTAATGGAGTATACCTTGGAAAAAATTTCAATGGTATACTTGATATATTTACCTTATTAGATGTGCCGGTCGAAAATAGAAGGTCTCTTTTTGAGTTAATATCAATAATAGATGCGCACAGATCGAACGCAATAGCAGAAGCTAAAGAAGCTAAAAAGTCTGAGAAACC